ATCTCGAATATCCCCAAACCAGCCAGGATCAGCCTGAACTGGCGGTGACCAGCCACGACCGGCCGAGGCTCGAGACGATCAGCCCGGATGGGGTCGGTTCGTTTGGGTCGCTTGTGGGGGACATATGCCTGGACGCCCTCGGCCTTGAGCTCATGCCTTGGCAGATCCATTTTCTTGATCGGGCGTTGACGTTTGATGGCAATGACATGTTGGTGCATCGGTCGGCGTTGGGGTCGGTGGCCCGTCAGAACGGCAAGTCGATCATTCTCAAGTCGGTGATCCTGTTTTGGCTGTTGGAGATGCCCAAGATCAGGGGTGAACGTCAAACGATTGTGAGCGTGGCGCACCGCCTCGACCTAGCTGTGATGGTCTTTGACGATCTGGCCGACATTCTAGAGAACAAGTACGGGGCGACGGTCTCTAGGTCGTATGGGCGCAACACGGTCACCATGCCCGACGGCACCAAATGGTGGATCAAAGCCGCTAAACACAACGCAGGCCACGGCATGTCGATCGACCTGCTGATCGTTGACGAGCTGTTTGACGTTGACGCCGAGGTCGTCGAGGGCGGCCTGATGCCGGCGCAACGCGCCCGCAAAAACCCGTTCGCCTTGTTCATGTCGACGGCCGGCACCGAAGCCAGCACCCTGTTCCAACGTTGGCGTGAACACGGGCTACGCGCGATCGACACCGGCAAACCGACCGTGAACTACATGGCCGAATGGTCACCACCCCCACACATCGACCCGCTAAATGAGGCCGCCTGGTATTGGGGCAACCCCGCCATCGGCCACACGCTCACGATCGACACGCTGCGTCAAGAGTCCGAAAACCCCGACCGCGCATCGTTCTTGCGGGCGTCGTTGAACCTGTGGGTGACGGTGGCTCGTGGCTGGATCGCACCCGGGCGTTGGCCTGAGCTTGAGCACAAAGGCCCAATCCCGATGGGCGGCATTATCGCCGTCGAAGCCAGCCTGGACGAGTCCCGCTATGCAGCTGTGCGCGCCGTCAACCTGCCCGACGGTCGCACCGTCACCACCATCGCATTCGTCGTCGACACCATCGGCGAACTGTACGACCGGCTCGCTGAAGCTGCCGCCGACCCCACCGTACGTTTTGCCATGTCCCCCACCATCGACGCCCTCTGCCCACCCAACCTGGAGCGCCGTCGCGTTGTCGTCGGCTACGCCGAGCTCGGCAAACTCACCCCCGTAGTCCGTGACCTCATCAACCAAGGCCGCCTGCTGCACACCGGCGAAACCATGCTCGCTGAACATGTCCAACGTGCCGTCGCCGTCAAAACTCAAAACACGATCGTGCTGTCGTCGCAACGATCACCAGGCCCGATCGAGCTCGCCCGGTGCATGGTGTGGGCGGCAGGAATGTGCGCTCGACCTGCACAAACGGGGCGCCCCATGATCGTCACCGTGTAACATCGCTACGCACCCGTCCTGTCTTTCGTCGGGAAAGTGTCCGGGGCGGGTGCACACAAACCTCGGCGCCACATGGCACTATGTAGGCATGGCATTATTTGGCAAAAAGGTTGCTGCAATCTCGACCACTCCCGAGGTGACGGCAGCTGTGGGCTACACGTCAAACGCGCAAGGCCCAAACATGATCGGCCAGTATTACACCTACCAGGAAGGTGAAGCCCGCAACAAAGCCGTGTCGGTGCCCGCGATCAACCGTGCACGCGACCTCATGGCATCCGTCATCTCGTGCATGCCGTTACGCATGTACAACGAAGTGTGGAACGAGCTTGAAGAAGAAATGACCAAGGTGTACATTGCGCCGCGCTCCTGGCTGCGGCGCCCCGATCCGTCGGTGCCATACGGCCACATCATGGCGTGGACGTTTGACGACCTGTTCTTCTTTGGTCGCGCGTTTTGGTACATTACGTCACGCACCGCCGACGGCTACCCGGCCACCTTCACCCGTCTGCCTTCAGGCTCGATCACGACCCCCGATCAGGTCGGCCCGGTGTGGTTCGCGCCATCAAAGCAGGTCTACTTCAACGGCGGCGAACTTGATCCCGCCAACCTGGTGCAGTTTCTTTCGCCAACCCAAGGCCTGATCTATTCGGCGCCAGGCGCCATCGAGACCGCGCTCAAGGTTGAGGCGGCCCGCAACCGCAACGCATCCAGCGCCATCCCCGCAGGCATCCTCAAACAAACCGACGGCGAACCGCTATCGGCACAGGAGCTAACCGACATCGCCGCACAATTCAACGCCGCCCGCATGACCAATCAAACCGCCGCCCTCAACCAGTACCTAACCTACGAAGCGTCGACCGCCACCCCAGACAAAATGCTGCTAATCGAGTCAGCCAACTATTCGGCGCTCGAAGCCGCACGCATCGCCAACGTCCCGCCATATCTCGTCGGTGTGTCCACCGGCTCGTACTCGTACCAGTCGGCACAGCAGGCCCGCGCCGACCTCTACATCTTTGGCGTCAAGCTGTACGCCGAAGCGATCGCCGCCACCCTTTCAATGGACAACGTCCTACCACGCGGCACCTACGTCGAATTTGATGCCGAGGACTATCTATCCGAGGAATACATGGCCGACAAAATGGATGAACCATCCGACGTCAACATTCAAGAAAACACCCAGGAAAGGATCGCAAACTCGTGATCAAACTCACCGCTAACGACTTCAGCATCACCGCAGGCAAAGGCACCGGCCGCCGCGAAATCAGCGGCGTCGCCGTCCCATACAACGTGCGCGCCGAAGTGTCCTCAGGCCAGGCCGTCATCATCAAGCCGGGCGCCCTGCCCGTCGAAGGCAAAGCCCCCCGCCTATTCATGTACCACGACTCGACAATGCCTGTCGGCGTCGTCACCGAGCGCGTCGACACCCCCGAAGGCATGATGTTCACCGCCAAAGTGTCAGCATCAAGCCAGGGACAGGACGCCATGATCATGCTGTCCGAAGGCGTCATTGACCAGGTATCGGTCGGGCTCAACCCCACCAAATTTACGTTCGCTGACGACGGCACCATGATCGTCGAAGCCGCCGACTGGATCGAGCTGTCGCTTGTCCCGGTAGGAGCGTTCGGCGACGCAGCCGCCATCACCGAAGTCGCGGCAAGTATCCACCAAGAACCCGAGGAAATCGGCAATACTGAACAAGAGACCCCACAAGAGGAGACACCAGCAATGGAGAACGCACCAGTCGTCGAGGCCGCCGCAGTCGAGGCCACGATCCCAACCGCACCGATCCCCGCACAGCCGAAGCGCAAGTTTGACTTGCCGACCGCTGGCGAATACCTCGCAGCGATGCACATCGGTGGCGAAACGTTCCGCAACGTCGCCGCCGCAGCACGCGACTACATGCTGAACAAGCAGTCGGCGTTGCAGGCAGCTGCAGGTGACACCCTCACCACCGACACGCCCGGTCTGTTGCCGGTGCCAGTCCTCGGCCCTGTGTTCCAGGACTTGAACTACATTCGCCCGGTCGTTGCGGCCGTCGGTGCTCGCGCCATGCCAGACGGCGGCAACAGCAAGACGTTCATTCGCCCAACCTGGACGACCCACCCGTCGGTTGCATCGCAGTCGCCTGAACTCAACCCAGTTTCGGCCACCACCCCGGTGATCGCATCCAACGTCATCACCAAGACCACCCTGTCGGGCCAGGTCACCCTCTCGGTGCAGGACGTTGACTTCACGTCGCCAGCCGCGCTCGAGATCATCCTGCGCGACCTCGCTGGTCAGTACCTGCTTGCTTCGGACAACGTCGCAGCAGACGCCATCACTTCTGGTGCATCCGCATCCGGCAGCACCTGGACGTTCAACCTGACCGACCCGTCAACGCTGTTTGCAGCGCTGTACGACGCAGCCACCGACATCCTGTCAGCCACCAACTTCTTGCCTGACCACATCTTTGTTGACCCGACGACCTGGAAGTTGCTCGGCCAGCAGATGGACGCAGAAAAGCGTTCGGTGTTCCCGTACGCAGGCGCTGCAGGCCTCATGGGCGTCAACGCTGCAGGATCGGCCAACATCACGCAGCTCAACACCTACAACCCGTTCGGCCTCAACCTCGTCGCTGACCGCAACTTTGCGGCCAACACCATGGTCGTCGCCCGCGGATCGGCAATCGAGTTCTACGAGCAGGTACGCGGCCTCATGTCCGTCGAAGTGCCCGGAACCCTCGGTCGCACGTTCTCGTACTACGGCTACGTTTCCACCTTCATCGCAGACAGCGACCAGGTCAAGTCCATCATCGTCAGCCCGTAACCTGAAAGGTAGGCCCACAAAATGGCCACCTACACGGTCACACATAAGTACCTGCTGGACAATTACGCCGTCCTACAGCTCCTCACCCCCTCCGAGGTGACTGTAGGCGGCGCGATCGTCGTCACAGGCGTCGACGCCACGTTCAACGGCTCCTACAGCGTGTATGCGCTGCCGCAGTACCTGTACATCGGCACCGACACCGAAGGCGACCTGCTGTACGACTACAACGTACCGATCCAAAACCAGGTGCTGTACGCCAAGACCGCCAGCAACGTCGACCGCGTCGCATCCACCGGCAGCTTGGCATTCACGCCAACCTGCACCTGGATCACCGCAACCGACATCGAGGATTGGATCGGGATCGGCACCGCAACGGCAGCCGACACCACATTCCTGACCATCTGTGCAGCTGCCGCCAACGCATTCTGCTACCGACGCCGCGTTGAAGCCGGGTACATCGACAGCCTGACCACGGTGCCTAGCCAAGATGTCAAGCTCGGCACAACCATGTACGGCGGCGCCCTGTACCGTCAACGCGGCTCAATGGATCAATTTGCGTCGTTTGACGGCATGGCCACAGCCCCCGTCGTCGGCCTGTCCGGCATGGTCAAGCAGCTGCTTGGCATTGATCGCCCGCAGGTGGCTTGATGCCCGTTGCGTACACCGACCTGTTCAACGAGGCCATTGACGACCTGACCACCACGCTGCAAACCATCACCGGCTTGCAGGTCGTCAACGACCCCCGCAACATTGTCCCGCCCTGCATCCTGATTGACGCCCCATCCTTTGACGCTTGGAACTACAACATTGTCAAATTGACGTTCCCAATCAAGGTGATGACGCTCGGCCCAGCCAACCTTGACGCCCAACGATCCCTGCTCAACATGTGCGCGCAGCTGCTCGCCAAAAACGTTGCTGTGACGGGCGGCCGCCCAACCGTGTTGGACATTGGCGGCAGCATCCTGCCCGCCTACGACCTCACCGTAGCGATGCAAGCCCAAACCGCATAGGAGAACCCATGTACATCATCGTCAGCCCCCGCATCGGCACACCAGGCGACCCATACAAGCCAAAAGACGGTGTCAACGTCGACGCGCTCATTGAGGGCGGCCTCATATCCACCGACAAACCGAAAAAGTCGTCTAAAGTCAAAGCAGAACCAGTCGAGGAGAAATAGCTCATGGCAACCAGCGTCTACCTGTCCAACCCAAGCGTCACGATCAACTCGGTTGACCTGACCGACCAATGCACCGCTTGCACTATCACCTACACCACCGAGGCGCTGGAAAACACCGCATTCGGTTCTACGGCCCGCACCTACACGGGCGGCCTCCAGAACAACAGCGTGACCGTCACCCTGTACCAGTCGTACGCAGGATCGGAGACCGAAGCTTCGATCTACAGCCTTGTCGGCACGACCACGTCCATCATCGTCAAGCCGTCAAGCGGCGCTGTTTCGGCAACGAACCCGTCGTACACGTTTGCGACGACCTACCTGGAGTCGCACACGCCGATCAACGCATCGTTGGGCGAGCTCTCCACGATCGACCTCACCTTCACCGGTGGCACCCTCACAAAGGCCACCAGCTAGTCATGTTCTCGCCAGCCCAATCGGGCGGCGCTGAAAACAAACCAAGCAAGGCCGCCTGGGCGGTGCCTTGCCCGACGAAAGGCAAACAATGCGAGTAAAACTGCGCGTCGACCTGAAAGACGGTCGCGGCCCCCGCGAAATGGTCACCAACATGCTGGCCATCGTCGAATGGGAAAAGATCGAAAACCGAAGATCCGCAGACGGCAAAGGCATCGGCTTTGCAGACATGTGTTGCTGGGCATACGTCCTCGCCAAGCTCGCGGGCGACAAAGTGCCCGGCACCTGGCGCGAATGGGTCGCCGAACATCCCGACATGGAAATCACGCCCGTTGAGGAAATCACCGACGAAACCCCTACCACCGCGGCACTTGGCGACGCTCCCTCGCTGAAGTCTTAGTTATGACGGGCTACTGGCCGCCGCAAGTGGAATTCGAGACACGCGACCTGACCACCGTGTTCTATGTGCTTGAACAGCAGGCACAGCAACAGAAACGCGGCCGCTAATGGCCAGCATTGAAGTCTTAGGCGTCAAACAGGTATTGCGCGACCTCAAAACCATTGACCCAGAGGCCCGCAAACAATTCGCCAAGGACGCCAAACAAATTGCAGCGCCAATTGTCGCTGCAGCTCAAGGCCGGTACCCAGCACAGGTGCTGTCAGGCATGAAATACCGTTGGACACAGAACGGCCGCCAATTGTTGCCGTGGGATCAGCGAAAAGCGCGTCGAGGCGTCACAGTCAAAGTTGATGCAGGCAAACGATCCGACGGCGTCGTAACCGTTATCCAAAAAGACCCTGCAGCCAGCATCATCGAGTTCGCGGCCGACAGCCGCCTAGGTCGCTCGCTGTCAACGCTGGCGTGGGGCGCCCCGGCGCGTGTCATGTGGCCCGCCGCCGAAGCCCACGTCACCGACGTGCAAAACGAAATGACCAAAGCAATTGACGAAGTTGCCAAGACAATCAACCGTAAGATTGCAGCCATATGAGCGTACGCATACCGATCATCAGCGAGTTTGACGACAAAGGCATACAGCAGTCGATCAAAGCGTTTGACAAACTAGAAACCAACGGCGAAAAAGCCGCGTTTGCGCTCAAGAAAGGTTTGGTGCCCGCAGCTGCGGCCGCAGGCGCATTGGCGGCCGGTTTGGGCATGGCCACCAAAGCCGCAGCCGAAGATCAGGCCGCCCAAAAAGCGCTACAGGTACAACTAGAAAACTCGACTGGGGCCAGCCAAGAACA